CTCCAGTACCAGGGCTGGCGCTACCCTATCAAAGTCTCTAACCGCTCAGGCATGATCACGAGCGGTCACGGGCGCCTTGAAGCCGCGCGACTCCTTAAGCTCAAGGAAGTTCCCGTTAACTTTCAGGACTACGATTCAGAGGAGCAAGAGTATGCGGACGTCCAATCAGACAACGCAATCGCCTCATGGTCTGATCTAGACATCCCGGGCATCGCTCAGGACCTTCACGACCTGGGGCCGGACTTCGATCTCGATATGCTCGGTCTAAAACATTTTGAGTTAGATCTCACTCCGACCAAAAAAGAAGAGCCAGAGACTAAAAAACCAAACGAGGTCTCTTGCCCAAACTGCGGCGAAGTCTTCAAAGCAAGTGAGCACAAGAATGGCCAGACCTAGAAAGAAGATCGACGAGGAGCTCCTCGCAAAGCTCGCCTCAATCCATTGCACGATGGAAGAAATGGCATCGATGGTTGGAGTTTCTAAAGATACTCTCGAACGACGTTATGCGGCATTTATCGAGGAAAATAGGGGAAAAGGTAAAGCTAGACTCAGACGAATCATGTGGGGCGCAGCAATGGAAGGCAACCCAACGATGATGATCTGGCTCTCTAAGAATCTTCTCGGCTACACAGACAAACAAGAGATCCAACAAACAAGCGCAGACTCTAAACTCGTGATCCAGTTCGATGAGAAGGAAGAATCGAAATGATCTTCCGATATCAGGTAGAGACGATAGCTCGATCGCACTTAGTGAACACGCTCAAGGAATATCCTGGCGTAACAAAGCGAGTGCTCGAGCCCTGGGCGTTCGGCAAGTTCGTTGACCTATGCACTGAGCGATGCAATCAACTCGACGTCGCTGGGTATGTGCGGAGCAAGCACGCGATGCATGACTTCATCAAGAAGGCGACGACCGAGTACGCGCTAGTGAGGATCGGCATCCTCGATAAGGATCAAGCTAGGCTCAGGGATGAGATGCAGCCCGATAAAGATCCGGCGTGATATTCAAGCCATTCCGACAGCAGTCCGAATTCCTGAGATCTAAAGCTAGAGTTAGATTGCTGCTGTGCGCCAAGCGCGGCGGCAAGAGCGAGGCAGCCTATGTCGACACGATCATGCGTGCTGAGGCTAGGCCTGGATATAAAAACGTCGGCAAGGATCCGTACCTAATTGGACTCATTGCCCCAACCGAGAACATGCTCAGGCGTCTCGTATGGCCAAAGTTCCGTCACTTCGCTCGCCCGTTTGAGAAGGAATTTAACAAGTCAGACAACACCCTCACATGGAGTAATGGGACGCAGATCCTTGGCTTCACAGCTGAGAAGATCAATCGCATGGAGGGATTCAAGCTCTCGCATGTGCATATGACCGAAGCCTTCCAAATGACCGAGCATGTGTTCCTGGAATCACTCGCTCGCTTGTCTGACACCCAAGGCACCATTGTCATCGATGGATCACTCGGGCCAAACCTTCCAAACCCAAAGGCTCATTGGATCTACAAGACATTCAAAGAGAAGGATTGGCCAGACTGTCAGATATGGGAGTGGGCAACCGCCAGTAACCCACACTTCCCGCAAGAGGAGCTCGAGCAGCTCAGAGACGCGCTAGACCCCCGCACTTATAGGCAGATGTTTGAGATCGACTGGAACACGTCGGGAACGGCGCTTGTCTACGACACTTTCGATGAATCAAACGTTACGCGCGGATATAGGTATGATCCAAACCTTGAGACGTCCGTATCTATTGACTGGGGATGGGCCAACGACATGGCCTGTCTATTTATACAATACGACCCTAAGTCGGGATGCGTGTACGTTTTTGATGAGATCATAGGCTCTAGAATCACACTCGAGTCGTTGTGGTCTCGCATCGTAGCTAAGGGCTATCGGATTAGTAACTGGTTCTGTGACATAGCAGGAACCCAAGAGCGTGAGCAGACGGGCCGATCTAACGTCCAGTGGTTCAAACAATCGCCGCGCAACGTCAATTTTCGGTATCGTTCCACCGCAGTGAATTACGGCATCCCAATTGTGAGACAATACATTTGCAACGGTCTGGGTCAGAGGAAGTTATTTATCGACGAGGTTCGCTGCCCCAAGCTTCTCGACGGGATGAGAAACTACAGCTACCCTGAGAAGAACGGCGTCATACAGAACGAGAACCCGATCAAGGATAATGATCACGGTGCGGATAGTCTTAGGTATTACTTCATAAATAGGCTTGATCCAAACAAGGCCAAGGATAGCATCGCAGAACTTAATAGGTGGAAGCTCACATGATTCTAAGCACTCAGCAGATTCAACAGATCATCTCCGAGATCAATGAAGATAACGAGATCAACCGTAGGACTGCTTCCAAGCGCAGACATGACATCTACAAGGACGGCGGCCGAGCTTTCCTTATCGAGCAGATCAAGAAGGAATTCGGTCAAGATGCGCTCAAAGAGATGCGCCTGGCTCCAATCAATTTATTGAAGAAGATCGTCAATAAGCGTGCATCGATCTATGCACGACCTGCCACGCGTAAGGCTAACAACCCGCAGAACCAGCGCCTGGTTGACTACTACTCCCGCAAGCTCTCGATCGATCAGATCATGCAGAAGTGCAATCGATACTCGACTCTGCTCGCTAATACCGTGCTCTACACGCGCCCAATGGAGGGGTACGTTAAATGCAACGTAATCCCTTCCTATCTCTACTCGATCGTTCCTAATCGGCTTGATCAAACCAAGATCGACGGCTTTGTGTTCAACGCATTTGCCGAGGAAGGCAGAGTCACTCCAGAGACCGCTCAGCCATCTGCTACCGGACAAGAGAATGCAAAGCTCGACACTGGTACTAAGCAGCTCGGCCAGCTTGTAGACTCTCAAGAGCAGACAAACGATGACGCTCGCCTCTATGTGTTCTGGACTGACCTTGAGCACGTCACGGTTAACACGAAGGGGGAAGCTCTCGGGCTTATGTCCGATGTTCCTACTGAAGAGCAGATCAAGAATCCGATCTTGATGAGCCCGGTCACTAACGTCGCAAAGGATCGCGATAACGAACCATGGGCGACCCAAGGTGAAGACCTAGTTGACTTGACCATGGCCATACAAATGGGATGGACCGATGTCATGACGATTGCGAAGCATCAGGGCTTCTCGATCTTGACGGTCATCTCTGAGGAAGAACCAACCAAGCTCACGCTCGGCATTAATAAGGCTGTCTGGCTCAAGCAGATGGACGGCAAGCCCGAGCCCAAGATCAGCTACGTGACTGGCAATAGCCCGCTCGATCAGTACAAAGAGCTGCTCGGTGAGTTGCTCGGACTCCTCCTCACAACCAACGATATGGACCCTTCCACTATCGGCGGCAAGATGGCGTCGAAGCAGTTCACGTCTGGCTTCCATGCGCTCATCTCGATGGCGGATAACCTCCAAGCAATCGAGCAGGACAAGCCTCTCATGGAGGAAGCCGAGCACCGTAACTGGGAAGTGATCAAGCGCTGGCACAACTACCTCATTGACTCGAAGCTCATTCGCGATGAGGAGGCTCGAAGCCTTGGCAAGTTCACTGAGGACTTCTCGATCACTATTCAGTTCGCAAGTGTACGACCTCTCGAGAGTGAAGATGAGATCGTTGGACGGGTAGAGAAGCTTATGAACATGGGCCTGATTGATAGACTCGGCGCACTGAAGAAGCTCAACCCGAACATGGACGACGAAGAGATCCTTGCGCTTGATGCTCGAATCTCAGTCGAGAGAGCAAAAGAAGTTAAGGCCATCATGTCCCCAGAGAAAGAGGACTCAGCAGAAGACGAGTCCGAGGATGCGTCTGAAGAGGAGATGAATGGGGAAGGTAAAGTTTGATTTCGACCCGTTTGAGATCGCGGGCGTTGATCCAAAGGATATCCCCGCATCCAAGCGAGAAGAGACGCTAGAGCTTATCGCCGACTTCGTGCTCGAGAGCGTGCTCTCCTACGTGGGTGACGGCAACAGTCCTGTGTCTGGGCACGGCAAGTTCCCTGCACTCTCGAAGGACTATAAGAAGCGCAAGGTTGCAGAGGGCGGTACACCCGTTCCTAACCTCCTACTTGAGGGCGATCTGCTTGACTCACTCACCGTAAAGCGCAGCCGAAACACGCTCACACTCACGGTAGACGGTGCGCTCGAGGACAAGAAAGCCGATAACCACAACGGGTTTGGCATATATGGCACTCCCACATTGCCAGAGCGCAGGTTTATCCCAGCAGAGAATGAGATGTTCAAGCGCGACATCACCGAGGGTATCAAGCGGTTTGTAGAGGACGCGCTCGATGAAGATTAAGGTCTCGCGTGAGGGCATCTTCTCAGTCAATAAGAAGCTCGAGTCCATAGCAAAGGTTGAGAAAGAAACCGCGCGCGAGGTTGGCGAGGCAGTAGTCAAAGAGATGCTCGATCAGATTGGAAAGGGTGTCAGCCCTATTCGTGGTGAGGGTAGGTTTCCTCGGTACAAGAACCCAAAGAAGTACCCAGCCGATCAAAAACCCAAGAGCCCAGTCAATCTCAAGCTCACCGGCCAGATGCTCGACTCGCTTAAGTTCTCGGTCTATTCAACGCGCACCGGCTTCGGGACTGAGATTCAATATTCAAATCAGGAAGCGAAACTCAAAGAGAAGGGACACCGCGATGGCGCTAATGGTCAACCCAAGCGTCCGACGATCCCGCTTAAATCTCTTGGAGAAACCTTCTCTGCGCGTATTATCAGGTTGATCAGAGATATCTACTCGACTGCTCTAAAGCGAAAACTCTAGCGCGTTGAGTTGATTAACAGGGCGAAAGCCTCATAATGGAGAAGACAATGGAAGTCAGTCAGCAGACCGCGAATGCGGAAGCAACCGAGACGAACGGCTCGGAAACCCAGGAAACCACTGAAACTCAAGCGGCCATGGTAGCTCGAGAGACTCATGAAAGGGTCCTTCGTGAAGCCAAGGAAACCAAAGCAAAGTATCAAGCTTTGAAGAGGCAGCAAGAGGAGCAGGACAAAGCTAGGCTTCAGCAAAACAGTGAGTACGAGAAGTTGTACGTAGCTGAGAAGGAAGCCAGAGAGAAAATGCAAAAGAGCCTCCTCAAAGAACGCATCAAAGCTTCCGTATCAGAAGCAGCATCCAAGGCTGGGTGTATTGATGTTGAGGCTTTGATGAAGCTCGGTAATCCTGAATTGCTTATGTTTGATGAAGAGAATCTGTCTGTCAGCGGCTCACAAGAATTCGTCGAGCAAGCGCGCAAACAGTACGGTTACCTCTTTAATTCTGCGACTAAGGCTGCAGTAAACGGTGCGACTCCTGGAGGAGGCGTGCAGCAGCCAAAAAAGATTACAGGCGAGTCAGTAGCCAAGATGAAACCGCAAGACAAGCTCGCGGTCTGGGCTCAACTCATGAATAAGAATTAGCCATCCTTAAGGGGGAAACATGGCAGACGTATATACAGTAAAAACGCAAGTCGATGCGACGATTGAAGAAGTCGTTTCGGCTGAGATCCAAGAAGTTCTGACCGCATCTATGGTTATGCCAGGTGCGATCATGGACATGTCCGCAGCAGTTGGCCCAGGCATGGACGTCCTCAAGATTCCACGCTTCGGTAACTTCACTGTGACGACCGTCACTCCTGGTTCTAACGTCGATGCTCAAGCTAACGCTTTCAGCTCCGATGACATGAACCTCGACCAGTACAAGGCAATCCAATTCCTTGTGCAAGATATTGCAAACCTCCAGTCGAAGGTTGCTTTTGTTCAGGCCTATATTCAGCAAGCCGCTAAAGACCTCGGCGCTGAGATGGACCTCTACATCATCAACACCCTCGAGTCTGGCGTGAGCACTGCTGCTCCTGACCATAAGATTGCTTATGTGGGCGCATCGATTGCTAAGGCTGACATTCTCGAAGCCCGCAAGCTCTTGAACACTCAGAACGTTCCTCTTGATGGCCGCACTCTCGTGATATCGCCAGCAAGCGAACAAGCTATCCTCAACATCAGCGAATTCGTTCGCGTTGATGAGTCCGGCGGTTCTGCTGCTCTCCGCAACGGCCAGATCGGCAAGCTCTTCGGCTTCGACGTCTTGATCAGCTCCCAGGCTGAAGACCTCAAGTCGCTCGCTTTCCACAAGTCTTGCGAAGTGTTCGCTCGCCAGCTCGCACCTAAGTACGAGATGGACCGCGACCTCGCTAAACTTGCGGACCGTCACTCGATCTCGCACCTCTATGGCGCGAAGGTCTTGGACAGCGGCAAGCGCGCCGTACTCCTCGGAACTGCATAATAATTAGAGGTTGAGGGAGGGTCCGAGTTTCGGGCTCTCCCTTACTCAATGAGCGCATCACTCTATGTGCCCATCAGTGTCGCGGCTAAAACCCGCGAAGAGTTAACGAAGACGCTACTTAGAATCCAGGCACAAGCCGGGGGCAAAGTGAGCGTCATTTCCATTTATTACGACCCAGATAAAAAAGAGCATATTTGCTGGTACTACCCGCTTCGTAACCTCGGCGGAGGTGTGATGTGAGTCTATTCGGGAAGATGACTCCGCATGAGGTTTGGGTAAGGGCGGCTGATCAACTCACGCCTGGTGACAACACAGAAGCTGTCATCAATACCAAGGTCAAGAACACGCTCTCTGAGGCCATCCCCGTTGAGATCGTCTCGGGGTCTACAGCTGACAGCATTAACCAGACCGGCGAGCAGCTCCTTGTGGCTAGCGGCTCAGAGACTACGGTTGCAACCTATACCGTCCCGGCTGGGAAGATCTTTTATATAGAGCGCGTTGAATACGACGGCACGAATCTTTCAGTCTACAGAGTGAAGATTGACGGCGTGAAGCAAGCACAGAAGCGCACGTATTGGACGGGTGGATTTAGCGGGCACTTTGAGTTTACGCTCAACCAATCGACTGGGTTGAGTGCGGCGGCTGGGCAAGTTGTTATTCTCACTGCCATTCACTCGGCTGCATCTACATCTGATTACTTTGCAAGAATCCAAGGGAGCCTGAGAGACGTATGAGCCCACTAGAGAAAAAGAAATTACAGGTTGAGCTTAGCCGGGTCCGTACTGCGCGCGAAGACTGCGAGCTTCGGATTATGGAATTCAAGGAACAGATTGAACGATTAGAGGCTTCTATCCATGTACAATTGGAAAAAGAGGCTGAACTAGAAACTAAACTCGGGGGTTAACAATGGCTGATTATGATTCTTCATTGCCAGTAAGGACAGAAAACGCGGGCGACGTAATCGCCAAGATCGCTGATGCGACGACTCCAACGGACCAACTTAAGGTTGAGTCTAACGGATCTATCAACGTCAACGCACAAGGCGGATCGTTCGTCGTTACTGCAACAAACCTTGATATCCGCGACCTTGTTTTCGCTACCGATAAAGTAGACGCAAGCGGCTCCGAGGTTTCTCTTGATGCTGGCACCCTTGCCGCTCTCGAGTCGATCACCGTTCAAAACGGCGCAGGAGCTGCTGCTGTTAACATCCAAGACGGTGGAAATAGCATCACTGTAGATGCAACCGATCTCGACATCCGAGACCTGGCTTTCGCTACGGACAAGGTTGATGTCACCGGATCTGAAGTGTCGCTCGACGCTGGAACTCTCGCAGCTCTTGAATCGATCACGGTTCAGAACGGTGCGGGCGGAGCTGCTGTCAACATCCAAGACGGCGGTAACTCGATCACCGTAGATGCTACTGACTTGGACATTCGCGACCTCGCGGCTGCAACAGACTCTGTTGCTGCATGGATCTCCGATGCGACGGGTGCTGCATTCAGCAACACTAACCCTCTCCCTGTATCGCTCTCTCCAAGCGCAGGTGATGAAGTTAACGACTACAAGCTTGCAGCAGCTGTTGCTGGCGGTGCGTCTGATAACCACGACTACACCGTAACCGCAGCCACTACCCTTAACCTAATGCAGGTTGTTGGCAGCGGATCTGGCAAAGCTAAGATGGAAGTTAAGGTTGAGACCGGCGTTGCAACCAACACATTCACGACCTACGCAACGTTCTTTAATTCGACCTCTGATCCAAACATGGAGTGGAAACTCTCCGCTCCGATCGCAGTAGCCGCTGGCGTTCGCGTCCGCGTCACTATGACGAACCGAGACAACCAGTCTCAAGATCTCTACTCGACGATCTCTGGTATCGAGGAATAAGGTCTAGCTCATGGCAGATTTAACGGACGCAGAATCAGCACAGTCAGTAAAGATTGTAGGTGCCTCGGGAAGTGGTACCGAAGCTAATTTTGCGTCCGTTGATTCAAACAACAATCTCAAGGCGATTAGCCCCGCTCATGCGCTGAATGACGGGGCAGAGCCAACCTACTCACAGCTTGTGGCTGGGTCTGATGGAACGAACCTCAGGCCGCTTGCTACCGATGAGCTTGGGCGACTGATCACGACGGCCCTCACTGGCTTCAACTCTGGATTCAATGCTGGATATGTTGCGACTGCTGCAACCACCCAAGTCAGGGTAAACGCAACGACATACACCGAGCAGACGGCAAACGCTCAGAGGTCTGTTTCATCTGCTAACGCTAACGATACTGCTGCAGGAACTGGGGCACGAACGGTTGAGATTACCTATTTCACTGTGACTGGCACCGGCCCATTTACTGAGACGATCACTCTAAACGGCACTACTGCCGTCAACACTGTCGCAACCAACATCTGCTTTATCGAGAGCATGGTTGTGAAGACTGCAGGAAGCACCGGGGTTAACGCTGGGATTGTGCGTATTTACACGACCACGGGCGGCGGTGGATCTATCTTCGCAAGCATTGCAGCTGGGGATAACCGCACGTTCTATGCGCATCATCACGTTGCTGCAGGTGAGGAGCTTAAAGTCACTGGCCTGAGCTGCTCGCACAACGGAACTGTGGTCGGATCTGGCGCTCTATTTAGGATCTTTGCAAGGGACCTAGTTACCTCAAACGCTGCCCTAACTCAGGTGAGCGACTTCGTTCGTTTGTATGGTCAGAGTTCTACATTCTCGAGGCTGTACCAAAGCCCGATTGTAGTGCTTGGTCCTGCGATTGTTTACGTAACAGTAACCCCGGAGAGCACGTCATCGCTGCAATACAGAGCTGCGATCGACTACTTCCAACCATAATATGCAAGTAACCTGGGATCAGATTAAAGCAGTAGCGGATGCGAGAGGGCTAAGCCTTCAATGGGTATTGGTCGGCAACAACTACTGGATCAAAGCAATAGATGGACTCTTCCAGCTCGAGTGCTTGCTCCCATCAGATGCAGAGCATGCTGAGACGGCTGAGTTTGAAGCTGACTATAAGGACGCTGGCAACGCTCAACCCATCCATCAAGTCACTACTCAGTTTGAGAAGAACGATAAAGATCTCAAGATTGCATCTATCGTCGGCAACGTTGATGGCAGCGGTAATGCTGAAATGTCCTTGCTCATTCCAGGCACTCCAGGGACAGCAGATGGCAGATGGGTCAACGGCGGCATTGCATTCTTTGACGAGCAGCACCACGGCGACAGGATCACCGCAGTTGAGGTTGTCGATCTAGACAACATTCTCGGATACGGCGCTGGTACGGTTTTAAAGACCTACCATGATGAAGACGTGCCCGAGGCAAACCAGGGTTGGCGCATTCCAGATCGTCGCGGATTGGTTGAGGTCGAGACCATGGGCGGTTATGGATTTATCCCTGCGGGTCTATATATACGCATCAAAGGTAAAAAAGGTGAGGGCGTAACAACTGGGACGCTTTGCATCGATATTGAATGGGCGAGGTCAGGATGATCGGATTCTCTGTCTCTAGAGCTTCGTGGCTAGCTAAGCCTATTAAGTTCTTCACGGGCTCAGGGTGGTCTCATTGCTTCGTTATGGGCCCAAGCCTCGAGGGCTATGCGACCGTTATCGAGTCGTCCGAGCTCGTGGCTGTGGTTCCTTTTATTAGGAACTATAAGACGAACAAGGACGAGGGATACGAGCTTTGGGATTGTTTACAGGCCACGACCTCAGAGAAAGAGCGCGCGTTCGCGAGACTCTTCTATGAGCTCTCTGGCAAGCAGTACGGGTTCTTTCAGCTCTTTTGGTTCATCTACCGATGGGCATGGGAGAAGCTATTCAAGAAGACGCCAAAAGGTAATTGGCTGCCATCGGGCATGATCTGCTCGGAGCTCAACTGGTATTACCTCACATTCCTCGGCGGCAAATACGCAGAGATTGTTAAAGATCTAGACCCAAACACCACGCACTGCGGCGACCTCTACAAAAGAGTGCAAGCTAGGCCAGATCTGTTTAAACTCGTGGAAAGCAAGGAGCTTGGCGAATGATCAATCGCAACGTCACGAGGACGCTAGTCGATACAACCGAGACGACAAACAAGACCCTCTCGATCACGAGCGAGTCCCTCGCGTTTGCATTCACTACCGCCGAGAAACTCTACATCGGTTTCCAAGGCCCATTTGCTGCCCGCTACTTCCACATGAAGGTCGCGAACACTAACCCAGCGACCCTCACTGTTAAGTACTGGGATGGTAACTCCTTTGAGCTAGTCGAGGACATGGTTGATCAGACCTTCGGCATGACTCGCAGCGGGTTCATCTCGTGGAATAACATGAGCGATTGGAAGCCAAGCGAGCAGACTCCTCTCACCGATGTTGAGCTCTACTGGGTAGAGATCTCTACCTCTGCAAACTTCTCGGGCACGACTGAAGTTCAAGCGATTGAGAACTTCTTCTCGGACGATGATCTTCTGAGACAGTTTTATCCTGAGCTTGTGAGCGACTCTCGCTTTAAGCCTATCGATGCGTCGAACACTCAGAGCACTAACTTCCTTGAGCAGCACAGAGCCGCAAAGGACATGGTTGTCTTGAGACTTAAGCAGCGCAAGATGATCGACTTTGAACATCAGATCATCGACATAAACGCCGTTGCAATTGCTGCTGTTCACGCTGCTGCATGGATCATCCTAAATCCAATCGCAACCAGCGACGACATCAAGGAGCTAGCGACTCGCGCACGTACTGCGTTTGATGAAGAGATTGCACAGGTGAGCTTCTCGATTGATAGAAATGAGGACGGTATTGTCAGTGATGCTGAGCGCAGATCAATCACTGCTACGACCGTTGTGAGGCGATGAGCGCAATAGTTAACTCCATCTTCGACGCGATTAAGTCTGAGGTTTCGACGGCTGTCGGCGCAGGATGGGTTGAACTGAGGCGCGTTCTTGAGCCTGAGAAGAATGACTTTAGAACCATGGAGCGCGGATATGGAGTCCGCCACGGCTCTGCGTTCAACGCTGCTGGAGTTACTCGAGTCTATACTCTTGATCATGGCTTTGCGGTCATCCTCACTCGCCGAGTTGTTTCTCGGAACGATGATGAGGAGATGCAAGAAGCTATCAATGATCTTTATGACAAAGCGGATGAGGTTCTTAAGCGAGTGTTTCTCACAAAGCTAGGATTGCCTTCGCTTGTCCTAAATGTGGATACCCCTGAGATCGACGCACCGATCGTGCTCGAAAGCGGTGGGGTTTATATAGAGGTGCGTTTCAACGTAAAATATCGCCAGGCGATTGCCTAGGCTAGGGGGTTTGAATGGCTATTGGTGTAACTCGTAATACTAGCGTCATCGCAGTGAAAGAAGAAACGACCGAGGGCGTTTTTGTTGCGCCAGCGGCTGCAACGGATTATGTCCAACCTCTCGCAGACGGCTTTGAGATTGCTCCTGCAAAAGAGCTTATCGATCGCACTGTCTTGACCGCATCGGTCGGACGAGTCAGCCCACGTACCGGCACTAAGTCGGTAACCGCTGCACTCCCTGTTGAGTTTAGAGCGTCCGGCACCGAGGGTGCTGCGACTGACTTTGACCTTCTTTTGAAGGGTGCGCTTGGCAATGTCAGAACCATCACGACCCAGACCACGACCAAAGCAGCCGGAAACACCGCTACCGTTCTTCAGATTGAAGACGCGGACATCTCTAAGTTTTCGGTTGGCGATCTGGTTTGCGTTCTCGAGAGTGGAGATCACACTCCATCTTTCGTGACCGCAGTCGATACCACTCTGACTACGGCAAACATCACTGTTAGCCCAGGCCGTGAGACCGGTGTGTTCTCTAACAGCGTTGTGGTCTCCAAGAGCCGCACGTACTACCCAGCAAACGACGGTCACCCATCGTTGTCTCTCTCATACTACTGGGGCAACACGAAGCGCACGAGCGGTGCAGGTTGCAAAGTCACCACGATGAGCCTCGACAACTTCTCTGTCGGTCAGATCGCGAGCCTCAACTTTGGACTTGAGGGTTTGAGCTTTGACGAGATCGACGGCGCAGCTCCTCACACTCCAAGCTATGACTCTGGCTTGCCTCCTCTGATCTTGAACGCATGCGTCTATCAGAACGGCACTAACATCCAGGTCAACCAGTTCGCAGTGAGCCTGACCAACACCCTTGGTTTCCTTACCTCGACCTGCTCTGAAAATGGACGCATTAGCTCTCGCGTTACCGAGCGCACCCTTGAGGGTTCTTTGAACCCATACATGGACGACACTTCGGTTGCTCAGTTCACGCGTTTCAACCAGAACACCGCGTTTAGCTTGATCGCTTTTGCTTACAATCCATCGAGCACTGCCGGTGAGATTGAGCTTGGTTCCTTGGTAGGTATCTATCTTCCTAATTGCTTGATCACTGAAAAAGCATATGGTGATCAGGATGGAATTTTGACCGATGAGCTGAGCTTCGCCGCTACTCGCGGGACTGCTGGCTCTGTTGAGGAAATCTACTTCGGAGTCGTTTAATGATTATTTACCGCACCACAGACATGATCCCAGTTGAGATGGGGGAGATCAAATTCTGGATCTCCCCTCTCTCCTTCGCAAAGAGAGCTGAGATTGCTCAGTTGTCCACGCGCAAGGCTGGGGTTGAAGCGCAAGACATGAGCAAGATCGGATACCTCACCGTTAAGTACGGGGTTAAGAAGGTCGAAGGGCTCAAGTGTGTGGACGGTAACGAGTACAGGGCTGAGATCGGTGAGGATGGATTTATCACTGATCAGGCTGTTGAAGACATCATGAACCTTGACCTGCTCCCCAAGCTTCTCACCGTCTCGATGAAGCTGATGGAGTCGGTCAAGGAACATGAGATCGATGGCGTGAAGATTGATCTTAAGGGTGTGATCAGCTCAAAAAAATAGGTCACCTTGGCGTCGTTGGATCTTACCTCCTCGCCAAGGTTAACGAGCTGACTCACTTGTCTGTGGGGGAATGGGTGCAGCTACGTGCAAGTCTACATGGAATAGATAACCCGCAGTTTCGCTGCGAGGACTGTCTATCCCAGGACTCTGGCCGAGCTAACTCTGAGGAGCACTCAAAGAAGCGCAGGGATATGAAGGGCTGCTTTGGCGTAAAGCCATCGCTGTCTATCCAGGTTGGGAAGGATCTCAGGTTCTCGACCTGCCCTGGGAACTTCTACTCCAATGACATCGCGCATCTTCTCGAGATGGAGCGGATGTTTTCTCTTGGATCTATGCCATTTCCTGGAGGGGTTGCGGATCAGCCGAATAAGCTCGTTGAGGCTTTCAGGGTGATTCAGGCGCATAAGGCGGATAAACTAAAAGCAGAGCAGTCAAAGCAACGCGCAAGGACGGCGATACGTGGCAGACGATAGAGTACAAATTGAGATATCAGTCCTAGACCGCGCGACTAAATCGCTCGAGTCAATTCAGGAAGCTACCAACTCGCTCGCTCAAACGGCGAGCAAGGGCTTTACTGGGGCGACCTCCGCGTTCTCTGTGTTCCAGGGCGCGCTCGGTGCGGGGCTTGTACTCAAGTCTTTAGAGGCCGTTACAGACGCTGCTCAGGCACTGTTTCAAACTTTTATAGTTGATGGAATTAAAGCAGCATCCGAGTACGACGATGCTCTTAACCAGTTAAATGTTTCGCTCTCTCAAAGCGGACAGTTCTCTGAGTCTGCGTCTGAGGACTTTCAGAGATTTGCGCAGTCCATTCAAGAGACAACTAAATTTAGCGACGACGCGGTCTTATCGGCTGGCGCACTTATTCAGCAGATCGCAAGGCTAAACACTGCTGACTTAAAAACAGCGACACAGTCAGCGCTTAATTTATCCGCAGCTCTAGGAATAGACCTCAACACTGCGGCCGGTCTTGTAGCTAAGAGCATTGAAGGCAACACAGGCGCTCTTGGCCGTTATGGGATTAAGGTCAAAGAAGGTGCAACAGAGTCAGAGCGATTTGCGAACACAATCAACGCACTCTCTTTCCAGAACAACGCTGCCACTGCCACGGTCAATACTCTTTCTGGCGCAGTTCAAGTTGTTAGGAACGGCTTTAGCGACCTTCAAAAGACTTTCGGTCAGACGATCACTCAGAACGTCGCAGTGGTTGAGGTTACCAAAGCGCTCGGCGAAGTATTCAAAGAGCAAAACGGAATCGTTAACCAAAACTCTCAGGCCATTCGTGAGTTTGTAGCTAACGGCGTATTGCTCCTGATCGTAACTCTTCAAGAGGTCGTAAAGTTTCTTGATGACCTCAGACGCGGATTCGTTCTCACTGTCGATGTAATTAGCATCGGCATCAATGCGCTTGGCTCTGGATTAACTTTAATCGTTCGCGCTGTAGCAGATGGCATCCAAGCCGTTGCTGAGTTTACGGGTGTAGGGCAGGACGCTGCTAACGCATTAGTAAGCGCGTTTGAACCTGTTCAAGCGTTCTTTGATACCAATCTAAAGGACTCAATCTCGAGCGCCGCAGCGGCACTAACTGAGCCATCTGATACAGCCAAGGCTCTTGGGGATGTACTCGGTAGCCTAGAAGATGCTGCGATCAAGGGCTTCGTTGCCGTACAGCAAGGCGCAACTGCATCTGTAGAGCCTATCAATGCCGCGACTCAAGCGACGAATGAGCTTACTGAGGCTCAGAAAAAGCAGTTCGAAGAGCTCGATAAGTTCATCGCAAAAGAGCGTGAGGCAGCTCAGTCAGCTGAGGACATTGCTGTCAGACGTCTCGAGCTTGTACAGGCGCAAGAGGAAGCCGAGCAGATCACCGCTGATGAAGCATTCCAGCGCCGCGAACTTATCCTTGCTGAGCAGCGTGAGCAGGAAGAGGCCGAGGCCATCCGCAAATATGATGCGCTGGTAGCTCAAAACGAGCAGCTTGCAATCATTGATGACGAGGCATCCCGCGCGCGCATTGCAGCAAACAAAGCAGAGATCGATGCAATTCTTAAGTCCAGAGAACAGGGCTCTGCAGCGCAAGTTAAAATACAGTCTGACCAAGTTAAAAAAGAAAGAGAAATCAATAAGCAGAGGCTGACTGACACTCGTGATATTTTCTCAAATATCGCAACCATTGCCCAAGCGTTCGGAAAAGAGGGCTTTGAAATTTATAAAGTGGCCGCATCTGCTGAGGCTGTCGTGGCTGGTTTCTTGGCCGTGCAACAAGCGTTGGCATCTCCTGCGGGCTTTCCGTTTAACTTTATCCTTGCTGCTACTGTTGCCGGGGTTACTGCAGCAAACGTGGCCAAGATCAATTCGGCTAAGCCGCCTGGTTTGAGAGACGGTATCGACTCGGTGCCTGGCACTGGATTCGCGGACAATTTCCCAGCCGTGCTCGCACCCGGGGAGCGTGTCGTGCCTCGTCGAACCAACGAAGATCTCACTTCGTTCCTGTCGCAGCAAGGCAACACCCAGGCGCTTCTAGCCTCGATTGACTCAAAGCTCGATAGGCTACAGAATAACTTCACTGTTCAAATTGGCGATAGAACTATCGTCCAAGAGATTAGGTCTGCTTTGGATAGCGGAAGGGTGCTCACGGCATGAGCTGCGTACTAAGACTCGTAATGGATAATTATGCATTCGACAGCACAGTATCCATTACGGCTACCAGCTCAGACGTATCCTTCCCAGTCAGTAATCTCTCGAGCAAGTTTAGATCCCGCGCTTGGAGATCGAGCGGCTATTTCAAGATCACTGACTCGAATAAATACATCGACTTTGCTGAGGCGATTGCAGGGCCCGAGCTGACCGCAACGATCACCGAGGGTGAGTACACCGCGACGACTCTTGCGGCTGCGATCAAGTCCGCTCTCGAGGCTCCGGGCGCAAACACCTACACCGTTACCTATGACGATGCGGATGGGTATTGGACGATTGCTAGCTCTGGATCTGATCTTGAGCTTCGTGGTGACACGGGAACTAACTCAGCGAATACCGCTCTAGGAGTAATTGGGTTTGATACCTCAACCGACTATACAGGCGCTGCCACATATGAGGGCGCCTATGCTGCCTTACACACCGAAGAGGCAATTCTCTTTGATCTCAAAACTGCTGAGCCCATTGACTCGTTCGCTCTTGTGTTTGACCCAAGGATTGGCTGCAATCTTAGCGGCGAGGCTGTTGTTACGCTTCAGGCATCGGCCACAAACGCCTGGGATACGCCTGGTGTCTCGCAGGTATTGACGTTCAACGAAGAGATCGAAGTCTATCAGCACTTCTTTTCTGCTCCGCAAGAGTACCGCTATTGGCGGGTCAAGATCGTGGACCCAAGAAACCCAGACCTATACGTGAGCTTGCACGCTGTTGTGCTTGGCTATGGGCTTGTGCTTGACCATGGCGCTGAGGCTGGATTCTCGATTGGTTTTGTGGACCAATCCAAGACGCAAGAAAACGATTACGGTTACAGGTTTTCCGACACTTATCCGCCAATAAAGAATATCGCATTCGACTTGGCATTCATGCCGCAAGCTGATCTTGAGAATCTATCGGATGCGTTTGAGCGCGTTGGGAATGTGGTTCCAGTCTATTGCTCACTCGATGCGCTTGATGAGCTCTTAGATCCGGTTAGGTTCTCTGTGTATGGCTACATCAAGGGAGATCTCAAGGCTAAGTCCAGGTTCATGGACAACTTCGACATCCCACTTGTGATTGAGGAGGCCGTCTAATGTTCCTCTGGGTACACGAGCTAGAATCTAGCGGGCTCTTTCAAGAGATGACGGCAACTGAGAATGCGCATATTTATGCGATCAGGCCGCATATTTATAAGCACGGATCTCCTGCTGGTAGCCTTGTGCTCGACGTGCTCGATGCGAATGGCAAGCTCATTAAGAGCTCGAGCGCGGTTACGATTAGCTCAATCTCAACTGCGAACTACTTTCACGGCTATGTGAAGTTTGACATCTCGCTGCCTGTTACGAGCGGGAAGACATACCAGATCAAGCTTCGCGGGACTGGATATACCTTTAGCGCGTCGGCCTATATTGGCTGGTGCAATGACTTTGATCTTAGGAAGTACACGGCGGATTACTCTCCGAATACCGGGATTGATGCTGCCTTGGATATGGAAATCTGGAGCGGTAGACGCCCACAAAAGGGAGACGTTACGTGAGACTTTTAGACTTTGCAGATGGCTTTGAGAGCGCCGCTGCCCCGAGTGTTTCGGTATCTATCACCGTCACAGGGACATGGGCATCGCCTGTCGCAGTCACCGCACTGGGCGGGATTACACCTGCGGGCGTTGCTGAAGAGATTATTTTTATCCAAGGGTCTGGCGGGCCGATCGACATCACCGCAAGCCCACAAATTGCCGCAGGTACGAGCAATGGCCAGAAGCTAACGCTCATCTGCACGAATGACACGAACACGGTCAAGGTTGATGACGCAACCGGAATGGCATTGAACGGTAACTTCACGATGAAGGCTGAGTGTGTACTTAGCCTGATCTGGGTTTCTGGCTTGAATGAATGGATGGAAGCTGGAAGGGTTGAGCGATGATTAAATTTTTAATTGCTGCACTGATTGGACTGAGCGCAACCACTGCATACGCTGCGAGTGGACGCGTGATCGAGGCTGGTACGCTTAAGGGTACGCCAACTCTCACGATCGAGAATGGCGGATTCTCTTTGGGGCTGCCATCTTTGGCAGGTACCATCCTGACCAATAACTCGACTGCGACGTTGACCAATAAAACGATCGATGGCGCAAGCAACACGCTGACCAACATAACCGCTAATGCTTTCTCGGGCACGCTCGGGATTGCTAATGGCGGCACTGGCTTGACCTCTCTCGGAGGAGCTAACTACTTCCTGGGTGCAGACGCTGCCAATACGGCGCTTGAGTATAAGCAATTTGCAACTGGTACGAGCGGCTCTGATTTCAACATCGCGCACGCTATCGGTCTGATCACGTTCAACCTGCCTACAGCGTCCGGCTCTAACCGTGGCGCGCTGAGCTCGGCTGACTGGACGACCTTTAACTCTAAGGTTGATGGTCCTGGCTCCTCGGTTGATGGCGAGATTGCTCTCTTTGATTCGACGACTGGCAAGCTCATCAAGCGCGCTACTGGCTCGGGATTCGTTAAATCCACGAGCGGAGTCTATTCGACCTCTGCTAGCGTTAACGCAGCAACCGAGTTGTCTGGAATTACTCCAGTCGCAAACGGCGGGACCGGCGCGAGCACGCTCACTGCTAACAATGTCATTCTCGGTAACGGCACTAGCGCGGTTCAATTCGTTGCGCCTGGAACCAACGGAAACGTGCTTACCTCTAACGGCACGACCTGGACGAGCGCTGCCCCTGGCGGTGGAAGCGGCATCACTGAGCTTACCGGCGACGTCACAGCTGGACCTGGTAGCGGCTCCCAGGCTGCGACTCTCGCGACGGTTAACGCAAACGTCGGAAGCTTTACTAACGCCAACATCACTGTAAACGCCAAAGGTCTTATTACGGCGGCGGCCAACGGGACTGGCGGTAGCAATACCGCTCAGGTTCACTCATTTAAATTTCCCACTACCGCTAACTGCTCGTGGTCTTTAACTGGATCGTCTTATGTCGCATTCTCTACTGACGCGGACTGCCCAGGCCCAACTGTAATCTTTGAAACCGGAACCGGTACAGGTCAGACGACAGATGCAGACCTCCCAAAAGTAACCGTGAACAGCCTTCCGGCTGGGACCTATCGCGTTTGGATTAATGGCCCAATCGCACCACAGAACGATGGCGAGACCATGTCTCTCGCGATTAATGACGGCACCGACACTAGACAGATTAACTCTGGCTCATGGGACGGTGGTTATAATAACTCTGCTGGCGGTGAGGCGTTTTTTAAGTACGCATCGAGCGGCAATAGGACCTTTGAGCTTTACGGACAAAACTCCCAAGGCAACGGGTTGACTATGTCACTCACGTTTGGCACGCGCTCACTGATTATGAACATTGAAAAAGTTGGGGATTAGCATGAAGTACTTAATCATTACGCTGTCTGTGCTGCTCCCTGCGTGCGCATCAAAGGGTGCGCTCAAGCGCTGCGTTGCTGAAGTAAAAGAGCCCGAGGTTTATCTCTGCGAGGAGCAAGCGCAGGACGCATATCGATTCTGTAAGGCTCCAAAGAACATCTACAAGTGCGAGGACGTGCGGTGAACTACGGCAATATCATTGTCATCGTGACGGTGATGCTCATCGCATACGCAATCGTTAAGACTCATCTATGACCACATACGCACAGGCCCAGCAAATTCCCGATAGTGAGAAGATCGGGCTTGTGCGTCTCGAGGGTGCAAAGCGCCTGATGGGCTGGGAGCTTCACTCTGGCTCTATCTATAAGGTCTCAACACCCGAGCAGGTGATCGAGAGCGTTTCAGATAGCGGCGTTGAGTTGATTGAGGTTACCTCGATCGCGTCTGTCCTTGCTGGTAGGTACTACTTCGATCGATCCGCTGGCTTGATCTATCTCAGGACCTCCGACAGCGTGAACCCTAACGGCAAGTTCATCCACGCGACCTATGTCTATACATTCTCAAACGTCGCATTCCATGGCCCGCATGACCTAGTTAGCGGATACGACGTCGAATGGCGTCCTATCCTTCGTGGCACATCTGACTTTGGGTTTGAGCTAGATAACCAGAATCAACTCGGTGTTGCGATCGAGGGTAGCGGTAGCATCAAGCTATATAACGACTCCGCGTTTTGGGCGTCTCGCTACGATAAGATCTACTTTGAAAACCAGCGCTGCCTTGTCTATTCCACAGTGCGCGGTCTGCCTATCTCTGAGGCTCAGCTCGTATACCGTGGCAGGGTACAGAGCAAGTCGTGGTCTCTGACAGAGGTCTCCTTCTCTTTGAAGGATTTCTATAGCGAGCTCAAGGCTCCAGTTCCGCTTAGCGATCTCTCAACTATCGTCGGCGTGCGCGTGCCTGACCGATTGCTCGTAGCTAAGAAGCGCAGGATCTATGGCTATGTCACAGGCTATAGACCTACCTCGATTGATCAAGTGCTCGACGGCTACCCGCTTACGGGCACGTTTACTACCACGACTGGATCGGCAACCGTCACTGGTAGTGGGACTCTATTCTTAAAAGAGCTCTCCCCTGGGGATGAGATCTTTGTTGGGAACGATGAGGATGCGGTCACGGTTCAGTCTATCGCAAGCAACACGTCACTCACTCTTTCAAACGAGTATGAGACGCTCGCTCAGGTGAGTGCGTCCGCTACCGTGAGACCAAGCCACAAGAAGAAATATATAGACCGTGAGTTTCAGGTCGCTGGCCACGCTCTCACTGAGCCGTCTACCCAGATCAGCTCAACCATCTCGACCTCTCGCTTCTATGTAGCAAGTGTTAATGGCCTTAACATTGGCGATGAGATCGAGGTCAACGGCGAGCTCACTTCGATTCGTAGAATCTCAGGTCTGCAGATCACGCTAAACACCGCGCTTAATTTCCTGCCGTCTATCGGTGACACGGTATTCAGGCCATCTATTACGAGCGCACGAATCGGGAATAGACTCCTCGTTCGTAATCGAGATTTTACATACTCAGCTGCCAATGGCACGATGACGCTCGATGAAGAGGCCGAGAAAAATGTTGCGCCCGAAGTCTCTATCAACGGGACGGTTACTATTAGTTCGGGCAGCCGGACTGTTACGGGATCTGCGACTAATTTCAAATCAGACCTATCGCCGGGCGATTGGATTCGGGCTGTCGGGCAGGTCGATTACTTTGAAGTTCTAGACGTCCAGACAGATACGACGCTACTTCTCAGGACCGCTGCTACTTACTCCAGCGCGGTCGGGGCGGTAATTAAAAGACCGCTTATCGTTGATGAAGATGATAACCCCCTGACCTGCGATGTTTTGGGTATATCAGATGACGGCACTACTACTGGCGATCTGCTTTATCGTGCTCCAGAGATTGTCCTAGACCTAGTCGATCTATCTGGGATGGACATCCCGGTTGATACGGCTTCTTTTACCGAGGCAAATGACCTCGCTTCTCACCGTATCGGTCTCGTGATCCCAGATCGATTCTCGGATAACAAGACGCCCACATTTAGAGAGTGCATTAATCGCATCAATCAAAGCGTGTTCGGTGCGCTCATCCAAAACGGTGACCTTGACCTGGCCTACTCTGTTCTTGAGCCAGCCAGAGATACCTCTATCCAGACGCTCGATGAGACTGACATCCTCAAGATGACGGTCAGGTCTATCTCGGACAAGATCGCAAAGACGGTCAAGCTCCAGTACAGGCAAAAGGAATACGACTACATCTCGAGGGACAAGAGCTTTACCGAGGTAACTCGTAACTCGGATGAGGCTACCTATCTTGCTGACTCTCAGAGGGAGCATATTCAATCGACTCTGCTCATAGATGATGGCTCGGCTACGATCTTTGCCGGGCGATGGGGTTTGATGTTTGAGCTTGCCTCGTCTCTTGTGCAGATCGAAACCAAACTTCAGCTCTCTAAGGCATCCGTTACTGAGCGCGTGCATCTCGAGCATGAGAAGCTTTACGAGCGCACCGGGTCCACGGCAAAGATTAAGATTGGCGCACTGTCTCGAGCCCGGAAGTCAGTGAATGACTCGCAGGTTGAGGTTGATGATCTGGCGAATACCTTCTCTCGGATGGGGATCATCACTCCGAACACAGCACGAGATTATGCTGATGCGCCAAACGGTGAGCGTGTCTACAATGGTTACATCACCGACGACTATGGGATGCAGGACAATGACCCAGAGACGTTTGGTCAAAGCTTGATCTGGTAGGGAGACTAGATGGCGTTTATTACAATTCCAGCAGCCTCGATTGCAGCGGGCAAGCCCACGAAACAGGAGCTGTTTGATCTTATCAAGGACGACTTTGATGATCACGAGTCGCGCTTAACCACGGTTGAGAACGCTGTCGCGACTGTTGCTCCGCTTGAGTTTTATCTAAACGGTCTCTACTGGCGATACGCAACACCACAGACGGGCGTGCTCTATCAGAGACTACAGGCTGGGATTAACATCCTAGCCATCCGATTGATCATTGTGATTGCTGGCACGACCGGGACCACTGAGGTTGACCTTCAATACAAGGTCGGGGCCAACCCATTTGTGAGCGCGTTCACGACCCGGCCAAGTGTTGCATTTGGAGCGGGTGATTATGCCGTGTCTAGTAATGGCATCTTAACCGGAACACCGCTCAACCTTGCTGCCGGAACTATCCTGCGTCTTGATGTTACGAGCGCACAAACCTACGCTGATTCAGCGATTGTACAGATCGAATACGAGGTCGCATAAATGGCATCAGTTACATACGCATTCCAACCTAAGCCTGAGTCGCTCACTATATTGAATGGCAGCGGAAGTTACACGGTGCCATCGGGCAAGTTTGTCCGAGCAAACCTAAGCGCATAC